TTTCACAAACACAGCGTATCTCCCTTGCGCAAACGGAACTTCAACTGGCATCATCGAATCCACAAATTCACAATCAGTATGAAGTTTACAGAAATATGTATGAAGCATTGGGTGTAAAGGACATTGATAAAATACTTATTCGACCACAATCCCCTGTACCAAAGGACCCTGCGTTAGAGCACATTGATGCTCTTGCAGGGAGACCATTCCAGGCATTTCCTGGTCAAGACCATAGAGCCCATATTACTGCTCATTTAAATTTTATGGCAACAAACATTGCAAAAAATAATCCAATGGTTACAGCAAGTTTAGAAAAAAATATTTTTGAACACATTTCATTAATGGCTCAAGAACAAACTGAAATTGAGTTCAGAGATGAAATGCTACAACTTACACAAATGCAACAAGCCGCACAAGCTAATCCACAAATAGCACAACAAACACAGATTCAAATTAGGATGTTGTCTGAAAAGATGGAATCTAGAAAAGCTGTGTTGATTGCTGAAATGATGGAAGAGTTTTTACAACAAGAAAAGAAAATTAGTGGTGATTTTGGTAATGATCCAGTTGCAAAATTAAGAGCCAGAGAATTAGATCTTAGAGCAATGGAAAATGCAAGAAAAGAAAAAGAAGGTGAAGATAGAATGAGTCTTGATCGTATGAGAACGATGATGAACCAAGAAAATCAAGACGAAAAATTAGAACAAAACGAAGAATTAGCAAAACTAAGAGCTAATACGTCGATTGAAAAGACTATTTTATCTAAAACATTGCCAAAAGCAGACGATATAATGGGTAATGTTGCAATTATTAGAGGAAAAAATGACTCAAACTAAAAAACAAGACCAAAAAATTGCAAAAGTGATGAGAGAGTTTAAAAAAAAGAAGCTTTCTATTGGAAAATCTGATAAAAAAGTTAAAAATAGAAAACAAGCGATCGCTATTGCTTTGCGAGAAGCAGGCGTAAAACAAAAAAGGAGTAAAAATGGAAAAACTAAATAAAATTAAAGAAGCAAAAGTTGGTGAACAAGAGATCCAGATCGATCCACGTTCAAAAACAACTTACAACGCTGCTTATAATCAAATTGCTACTGGTGGACCTGAGTTAGAAGTCCAAGGACAAGGTTCAGTGCTTCCAGAAAAAAGAAGAAAATCAAAAGCATTTTAATTATGTGGTTATCGGCAATAAAATTAGCGGTTTCTGCTGGCAGTAAAATTTATGCCAACAAGCAGCGAACAAAAATGGCGATGTCGGATGCACAGCTTATGCACGCACAAAAAATGGCCCAAGGTCAGGAAGCTTACCAAGGAAAACTTTTAGAAGCTAGACAATCGGACTGGAAAGACGAGGCAGTTTTGGTAATTTTAAGTTTGCCCGTCGCAATTTTGGCTTGGGCAGTCGTATCGGATGACCCAACCGCAATGGATAAAGTAAAATTGTTTTTTAAAATGTTCTCAGAGCTCCCGTCATGGTTCACAAACTTATGGATCCTTGTAGTGGCGTCGATTTATGGTATAAAGGGAACACAAATATTTAGAGGAGGGAAAAAATAATGGCAAACCCAAGATACAATCAACAAGTAACAAATAGACGTGGCGCTATGAATGGCGGACGTATGAAAAAAATGGGTGGAGGAATGATGATGAAAAAAAGAAGCATGCTAAAAGATGGTACAAAACCCATGAAAAAAAATAACAAAGCTAGTAAATTCGGTATGTTATCTGTAAAAGCAGGCATAGATAAAAATCCTAAGCCAACGCAAGCAGACAGAATTGCTGGTGCTAAAATGAAAAAGAAAAATGCTTAAAAAAATTAAAAATAAAATTTGCGAAATCGTTTGCAAGCTATTTGGTATTACACCGTGCGTTTGTGATCACGATTGTGAGTGCAAAGATAAAGCGAGCAAACAATAATGACTAAACTTTGTCCAAGAGGTAAGGCCGCAGCGAAGAGAAAATTTTCTGTGTACCCCTCAGCATATGCGAACGCCTACGCCAGCAAAATTTGTGCAGGTAAAATTAAAGATCCCTCAGGTGTAAAGAGAAAAGATTTTAAAGGACGTAAAAAAGCGGCAGCCGGTGGACTAATGGAAGCCACTGAGAGATTAAGAAGACAGGGATTAAAAAGGGGAGGCATTGCAAAAGGATGTGGTAAAGCTGTGATGTCGAATAGAAGAAAAGTAACAAAGGTTTTTTAGAACCATGGCTAAAAACGGTCTTGATAAATGGTTCAAACAAAAATGGGTTGATATTGGCTCAAAGAAAAAAGATGGATCTTTTTCTAAATGTGGAAGATCAAAACAAAAAGCAGACGCAAAACGTAAGTATCCAAAATGCGTCCCACTTGCAAAAGCAAGAAGCATGTCAGAAGGACAAAGACGTTCCGCTGTAAAAAGAAAGAGAGCAGTAGCTCAAGGTGTTGGTGGTAAACCAACAAATGTAAAAACAATTGTGAAAAGAACAAAAAAAGCAAAAGGTGGACCAGGAGGAACAACAACTCCATACTTTGGTAGATCAATCAAAGGAAGTTATGGCGGTGTAGAACTATCAAATCCATCTTACAGAAAATATTATAAAGGATTAATTTAATGGCAAGAAGAGATAAGATGCCAGCAAGAAACAAGAAGAACTTCAGGCCTACAAAGGCCGGAGCAGGAATGACACGAGCCGGTGTTGCTTCCTATAGAAGAAAAAATCCCGGTTCAAAACTACAAACAGCGGTCACAGGCAAGGTCAAACCTGGATCAAAAGCTGCAGCTAGACGTAAATCATATTGCGCTAGATCGGCCGGACAAATGAAAAAATTCCCCAAAGCAGCAAAAGATCCTAATTCTAGACTACGCCAGGCTAGAAAAAGGTGGAAATGCTAACATTTGAAGATCTAATAAAAAAACTTAGAAAAGAATTGAGAGACAATTACCAAGCGGTAGGTGACTCAATGATTGCAGGAAATGCAAAAGATTATGAACAGTACAAATATATGTTAGGTCAAGCGCATGCTTACCAATCTATGGATCAAGCATTAACAGATATACTTAATCAAAACGATAAAAAGGAGAAACAAGATGAGCGAAAAGCTGATAACGTCATCGACTTCGAAAGAAGTTCCGAAGACTAGACTTGCACTTGAAGAAAAATTTAAGAAGCAAGATAAAGCGGAAGTAGACGCGTATGAGCGTTTAAAAACAAAAGAAGAAACTAAACTTCCTAAACCTACGGGTTGGAGAATGATTGTTCTGCCATTTAAAATGCCAGAAAAATCTAAAGGAGGTTTATATTTTGGACAAGAGACTTTAGAAAAACAACAAGTGGCATCCACGTGTGGACTCGTTCTTGCATTAGGACCACATTGTTATGACAAAGAAAAGTTTCCTGAAGGACCATGGTGTAAAAAAGGTGACTGGGTTATCTTTGCACGTTATGCAGGTTCTAGGATACAAATCGATGGAGGCGAGGTAAGAATATTAAACGATGATGAAGTTCTCGCATCTATTGAAAACCCAGAAGACATACTTCATCAATATTAACATAGGAGGAAACTATGCAAGTAGAAGAAAACAAGACAGTTGACATTGATACTTCCGGCCCAGATACTGAGGTCGAATTAAAAGAAGATCAAACAACTAATATTGCTCCAGTTGAAGAAACTGAAGCACCTGTAGTTGCTGAGAATCAAGAAGCCAGCAGCGAGCCACAAGAGGCTGGCGGCGAGCAGCAAGAGGCTACGAAGAAAGAAGAAAAGAAAGAAGAATTAGAAGATTATAGTAGAGACGTTCAAAGAAGAATAGCAAAGTTAACTAAAAAATGGAGAGAAGCGGAAAGACAAAGAGACGAGGCTTTGTCATTTGCAAAATCTCAAAAAGAACAAAGAGAAACTTTGCTACAAAAATTTTCTTCTGTTGAAGAAGCAGGTGTTAAAGATAGAGAGGCAATGATTCAAGCTGGTTTATCTGCCGCACAAGCTAAACTTGCAGCAGCGAGAGAGTCTGAAAATTTACAGGCTGAAGTTGATGCAAACAAAGAAATAGCTAGACTTGGATTTGAGGAAGCAAGACTTATGGAGGCTAAAAATATTGCTGAACAAAAAGCAAAAGAGCCAAAACAAGACAAGCAAATTCCAAATTTCCAACAACAAAAACAGGAGAGTATCCAAGCAGATCCAAAAGCTGAAGCATGGGGAGCAAAAAACCTATGGTTTGGTAAAAATACTGCAATGACATATACGGCTTTTGACTTACATAAAAAGCTTGTAGATGACGAAGGATATGACCCATCTTCCGATGAATATTATTCGGAGCTTGATAAGAGAATAAGGGTTGAATTTCCGCAAAAGTTTGCTAATAATGAAACTAAGGCGGAAGAAACCACGGCTAAGCCTGTGCAACAAGTAGCGTCAGCGACGCGAAGCACAAAGACAAGCCGCAAAACTGTGAGACTCACACCTTCTCAAGTTGCAATCGCTAAAAAATTAGGCGTGCCATTGGAAGAATATGCGAAACAATTAAAACTCACGAAGGAGGCATAAGCATATGAGCGAAGAAAACAAAAAAACCCCTCGTGCGAGCCAAACTAGGGAAAAACAATCCAAACCCAAAGTATGGACTCCACCGTCTGCTTTAGACGCACCCCCAGCGCCAAATGGATTTAGGCATAGATGGGTAAGAGCTGAAAGTCTTGGATTTCAAGACACAAAAAATGTGTCAGGAAGAATAAGACAAGGATACGAATTAGTTAGATCTGATGAATATCCAGATAGTGATTATCCAATTGTCGAAGATGGAAAATACGCAGGAGTGATCGGAGTAGGTGGCCTTGTGCTGACAAGGGTACCGGAAGAGGTCGCACAACAAAGACAAGCTTATTATGCGAAACAATCGCAAGAGCAAGTCGAAGCTTTAGACAACGACCTTATGAAGGAACAGCATAGTAGTATGCCAATCAATATTGATAGGCAGACTCGTGTAACTTTCGGTGGATCAAAGAAAAATTAATTTTTTAGCGATTCCCTGGATAAACTTTAATAAGGAGAAAACTATATGGCAAACAAAGACGCACCTTTTGGTATGAAGCCAATTGGAAAAGTCGGTCAAAATAGAGATAACCAAGGTTTATCCGAGTATGATATTGCAGCTTCTGCAACAGCGATCTATTTTCAAGATCCAGTGACAATGGTAAATACTGGAACAATTGGAGTAGCCGCAGCAGGTAACTCTTTACTCGGTGTACTGACAGGTATCTTTTTTACCGACGCATCAACAAGCAAGCCAACCTTTGCAAATCACTTAGACGCATCTAATGCGGCGACTGATATCAAAGGATTCATTACGGATGATCCGTATGAAAGGTTTGAAATACAATCAAATAATAGTGGAGCTTCTGCAACAACTGATATCTTCAATGTGGCTGATATCGTGTATGCTGCAGGTTCATCACCAGATTACGTATCTCAAGTAGAGTTAAATGACTCAACTTTAGCTGCGGGATCTTCTGCAACATTGCAGATTCTTGGTCTTTCAAAAGATCCAGATAACAGTGATGTAGGTTCTGCGAATGTCAACTGGGTCGTTAGAATTAACGAGCATCTGTTAGACATGAATACAAACGGCGTATAATAGGAGGATACAACTATGGCCATTTCTAGAGGACAACTAGTCAAAGAACTAGAGCCAGGTTTGAATGCCCTATTCGGCCTGGAGTATAAACAGTATGAAAATCAACATGCTGAAATATACACAACTGAAACTTCAGACAGAGCGTTTGAAGAAGAAGTTATGTTATCAGGATTTGCATCAGCGCAAGTCAAAGCTGAGGGATCTGGTGTTTCTTTTGACAATGCTCAAGAGACTTTCACTGCAAGATACACTCACGAGACAATCGCTCTTGCATTCTCGATAACTGAAGAAGCTATTGAAGATAACTTGTATGACAGACTCGCGTCTAGATATACAAAAGCGTTAGCGCGTTCAATGGCACAAACAAAACAAGTTAAAGCAGTTAACCCACTAAACAATGGATTGCCAAGTGTTTCTACAAACAACTTTCAATCCGGCGATGGTGTGAATTTATTCAGCACGTCTCACCCGACAGTTGCTGGTACATTCAAAAACACTTTAACTACTCAAGCTGACTTAAACGAAACTTCATT